ATGGTTAAAAGTAGGTTCTTCAGGTAACGGTTTTAACCCTGTTATTAGTGAATGGTCTGCTACAACTGCTAGTTGGAAGGCAAAAACTGCTAATTTGGCAACAAGCGACTGGGACGTAATTGAAAGTTTAGATGCAACCGGCGGAGCATTGATTCCAGCTGGTACTGTGTATGCACAATACAATTCTAACTTTGTTCCTACAGCAACAATTCCAGCAGCACAAGGTCCAATCTATTATTGGGAACGTGTTGCAACAGGTGCAACAATTGCTACAGGTACTGTAACTGACTTTGACTGGACAAGTGGTGCTACACACATTTATGTACAATCAAGCATTCCAGGTACAGGATCATTAAGTTCAGTATATACTGTTAACATTCCAAGCACATGCAATGCTACACAATTTGTAACAGCATGGCAAGCAGCAGCTATTCCATTCACAACCGCAAGTGTTGCAACATCAGGTGCTATTGTCATTGAGCAAACATCAGGTGGTGTTATCGTAATGAATGACTGCGTGTTATCAACTGGTCTAAGCAGTGGTGTATTAGCAGCCGCAGGTTTTGTATCAGGAACAACTGCATTTGTTAAAACAGGTCCGTTTGTTTCAAACAACTTGTCTAATGCAAATGCAGGTATTTCATTCACCCCAACTCAAGCATCAACTTCAGGTGTTGGTACTAGTTTGCAAATTAACGTTACAAATATTAATACTATCTATAATGTTTCTCCAACAACATTTGCAGCAGCCGGCTCTGGCTACGCTGTAGGTGATACAGTAACGTTCAGTGGCGTGTCAATGGGCGGTAGTCATCCTGCAAACGACTTAGTTGTTAGAGTTGTTTCAGTAAATGGTAGCGGCGCAGTAACAGGTTTAACTTATGTATCTGGTATGGGTGCTGAAACTTATAATGTTCAACTTTCAAATTGGGTAGATTTCACATTAGTACCAAGCGGTGGTGCTCCAGTAGCAGCTCCTGCAGCTAATACTAACTGGTTCTACTCAGTAGTTGACCAAGTAGATATCATGGTTAGAACTAATGTTCCTAACACAGATAATCCAAATAGTGTGAATTCATATTGGACTGGTTATGGTAATACTAACTATGATTCAAATGGTTTCCCAACAAGTGGTTCAAACACAACTGACCCTAACGGTCCTATCTGTTCAGCAACTGCTCCAACAACACAAAGCGACGGCGTAACTGCTCTTGCTTACGGTGATCTTTGGGTTAACACATTAGATTTAGTTAACTATCCAATCATCAGTCGTTGGCAATCAGTTAACAATGTTGATCAATGGGTTGTAATTGACAATGCTGACCGTGTAAACTCACAAGGTATCTTGTTTGCTGATGCACGTTGGGCAACTAACGGTGACACAAGCCCAATTGATGATCCTATCCCAGCAATCGCAGATTTGTTGATGAGCGATTACATTGATTTGGATTGCCCAGATTCAAGTTTGTATCCAGTTGGAACATTGTTGTTCAACACAAGACGTTCAGGTTATAACGTTAAACAGTATCGTCCAGATTACTTCAATAGCGTTAGATTCCCTGACTCAACAATCCCTGAATATCAAGATGCATGGGTATCTGTATCAGGTGCAAACGCAACAACAGGCGTACCTTACTTTGGTGCAGCAGCACAACGTAACATGGTTGTTACTGCTATGAGAGCAACAATTTCAACTAACCAAGCGATCAGAGATGAAGATAACTTCTTCAACTTAATGGCAGCACCAAACTATTGCGAATTGCAACCAGATATGGTAACATTGAATGATGATCGCGGTGACACAGCATTCATCGTTGGTGATACTCCAATGACATTACCTGCTAATGGCACAGCAATTGCAGCATGGGCTAAAAATGCAGCAGGTGCAGCATCAACTGGTGTTGATGGTTGTGTAACACGTAACACATACTTGGGTCTATTCTATCCAAGCGGTATTACTGACGACTTGCAAGGTAATTTGGTAGCAGTTCCCCCATCATATATGATGTTGAGAACGTTCCTAAGAAACGATCAAATCGCTTATCCTTGGTTGGCAGCAGCTGGTACTCGCCGTGGTATTATCGATAATGCAACTAATATTGGTTATATCGATGCTACAACAGGTGACTTTGTAACAGTTAAAACAAGTCAAGGAATCAGAGATGTATTGTATACTAACAACATCAACCCACTAGTATTCTTTACTGGTAATGGATTGTTAAGTTTCGGTAACATTTCAAGCTATGCATCACAATCTGCATTAGATAGAATTAACGTTGCAAGACTTATCTGCTATCTACGTTACAACTTGGCAGTTGCAGCAAGACCGTTCATCTTTGAACCTAATGATGCACTAACAAGAACACAGATTTCTGGTGTTGTACAAACATTGCTTGTTGACTTAGTAGCGAAACGCGGTATCTATGACTACTTGGTAGTTTGTGATAACAGTAACAATACTCCTGCAACAATCGATGCTAACGAACTTTGGGTAGACGTTGCAATCGAACCCGTGAAGGCAGTTGAATTCATCTATATCCCAGTACGTATCTTGGCAACAGGAACACTAGGTGGTCAAGGTGGTTCTAAGTAATAGAAAATGATACCCCGAAAGGGGTATCATAAATTGATAAATACATATATAGGAGATAAAAAATGGCAACAGCCTCACAATCATTGTTCAACATGACAGTCGCAGGAGATACATCAGGCGGCAACCAAGGTCTGTTGATGCCTAAACTACAATTTAGATTCAGAGTTGACTTTCTAAATTTTGGTGCAAGCGCAACACAGGGTCTAAGTTTGACTAAACAAGTTATCGATTGCGCAAGACCGCAAGTACAATTTGACGATATTACATTAAACGTATATAACTCAACAATGTATCTAGCAGGTAAACCAAAATGGCAGACACTTGCAATCAACATTCGTGATGATGCATCTGGTACCGTTGCACTTGCAGTTGGTTCACAAATTCAGAAACAATTTGACTTTGTTGAACAAGCATCAGCAGCTACTGGTCAAGATTATAAATTCCAAACTAACATTCAAATTCTTGATGGTGGTAACGGCACTGCTGTTCCTGCTGTGTTAGAAACATGGGAATTGTATGGGTGCTATATTCAACAAGTTAACTATCAAACATTGAACTATGGCACAAGCGATGCAGTAACAGTTGCATTGACATTACGTTTTGATAACGCAATTCAAGCGCCACTTGGTTCTGGTGTTGGTACGCCAGGTGTACAACGTCAAACAGGTGATTCTGTAACTGGTATTGGTCAGTAACATTGAATAACAATGTCAGGGTTTAATCAAAACCTTTTAGTAAACGCCGCAATAGGGGCAGTAGGGGCTTTGGCCGGAGGTGCTGTACTTAATGGTACAGGATACTCTGGCCCGAGAACACAGACTGGTTCTTATTTCGGCGAATACCTACGTGATTATACTCACGCAAGCAAAATCTTTAGGACTAATTCTTATCAGAATGCTCCTAAATTCAAGTATCTATTTCACACATATTTTAAAATTAATGCGGCTGCTATGCAGTTTTTTAATGGTGGTCGCAGTGGCACTAATGTATTGCCTACTAGTGACTATGGTGTTTTAGTTAAAGATATAAAACTTCCAACTTTTAGCATTAATACAACTCAACTCAATCAGTACAACAGAAAAAGAATTGTACAAACAAAAATTAGATATGAACCTGTTGAAGTAAGTTTTCACGATGACAACGGTGACACTATCAATGGTATGTGGCAAGCATACTATCAGTACTACTACCAAGATGGTTTAAATGCTAATGCACAATTTAATGGTGCAAGAGGTGGTAACGCCGGAGCGATTAATTATAATAATAGAAATATTTATCAGTTCGATATATCAGGTGACAATGGTTGGGGGTATGACGGTACGTATCCTAGTGGCACTAATGTTAAAGTACCTTTCTTTGATAGTATAACTGTATTTGGATTTAATCAACATAATTTTACTGCCTACACATTTATTAATCCCATGATTACTAGTTTTTCTCATGATAGTTATAACTACAATGAAACTAATGGTATCATGCAAAACAAAATGACATTTGATTACGAAACAGTAACGTATGATTATGGTCATTTAGATGGCAAAGATCCTAGCAACATCGTTACTGGATTTGGAGATCCTGCAACATATGATAGAACCCCAAGTCCTATTATGGCAGCAGGTGGAAATGGTTATGCATTGGGACAAGGTGGCTTAGTTCCGGCAGCAGGTGGTGCATTGACACAAGGCACACCTAATCTATATCAAAATACAATTAATGCGCAAGGGGTTGCTTATGGCAATCAATATGCATCACCTAACCCTGCTCCAGCATCAGCAATTAATGCAGGGTTACCAAATGCTCTGTTAAATGCTACCGCTGGCTCACGAAACAATCAATTTGTTTTTAGTGGTGTTGGACAATCTCCTGGACCGTTGAATACTGCAAACTTCCCAGTTACTGGTGGCGCCATTGGACCAATACCAATCACAAACGAACCTGTAGCAGGTCAACAATACAATGGCGCAAATTTAGTTCCAGGCTATACTAATACTAATTAAGAATAATAATCATATTATTGTTGAATAAATAGTATTATGGCTAATACAAATATCACATCTGAAAGAGATCATATCTCACAAACTGTAAGAATTTTTGATAATTTTTACAGTACCACATTGCACGTTAACGGTGGAGAGTATGACTTGGTATTTTCATACTTTAAGGGCGTTAGCGATAATAATACTATTGCGGCAAACTTTACTGCATTATTCTTTTCTATTGCTCAACAAGCCAACATCCCTGTACAACAATTACTTGAAGCAGTTCAGGGTTCAAACAATACATTACAAGCCAGCAATGCATTATGCTATTATCTGAACACATTTAGAAGCAAAGCCTCGTTGTATGGTACCGGTAATATCCCTGTACCCAATCAAGCAGTTCAAAGAAATGTAGTGTTATGATATGGCTAGATTTGCACAAGGTCAATTTACTCCCACTCAACCACAAAAATACATAGGCAAACATAAGCCTAGATATCGTTCAGGTTGGGAACTAACATTCATGACTTTCTGTGATACACATAAAAATGTATTATATTGGGCTAGTGAATCTATGATTATTCCTTATATTCATCCCTTTACAGGCAAAAAAACTAATTATATTCCTGATTTCTTTGTAGTATATGAAAACAAGTTTGGTAAAAAGATAGCAGAAGTTGTAGAAATAAAACCTAAAAAACAAAGTCTTATTGAAAGCAAAGTAGCAAACGCCAAGGACAGAATGATAGTTGCTATTAATCATGCTAAGTGGAAAGCGGCTATGGCCTATTGTCAAAGCCAAGGATTTACATTTAGAGTTATTACAGAGGACGATCTTTTTAGAAATGGTACACGAAAGTAACTAAATACTTTCTATGATATATCTTTATAAAAAGACTCACAATAAAACCGGATTACAATATCTAGGTAAAACTTTATCAAAAGATCCGTACAAATATCTTGGGTCCGGCACATATTGGACCAATCATCTAAAAGTACACGGGAATGATGTAACTACTGAAATTATTAAAGAATGCCAATCTGAAGAAGAATTGATTCATTGGGGATTGCATTATAGTAAGTTGTGGAATGTAGTTGAAAGTGATAAATGGGCTAACTTAACAGAGGAAGCTGGCCCCGGTGGTGCATGGTCAACTGAATCTAGAAAAAAATTAAGTAATTCTAGAAAAGAAATATTAGCAAAAATGACCCCAGAAGAGGTATCAAACTTTGTAAAAAATTCTTGCAGTTCAGAAGCTAGTTGGACTCCTGAAAGAATTGAAAAAATGAAATTAGGAATGACAGGAAAAAAGAAAACCAAAACGCCAGCTTTAATCCTAGCAGAAGAACAGCGCAGAATTCGTATTCAAAGTGATCCATTAAAATGCGGTGATGCTAATCGTGGTAAATCATGGAAATTAGTCAACGGTAAACGTACATGGTTTACTAAGGAGAATTAAAATTACAAAAAAGTTAGAAGAATTATTTGAGCTTCCTGAAGATGTTATAAGCACTTTGGCGAAGCCTACCCCCGAATTTGCACAAGAAATTACTACAGAAGCACTTAGTAATCTAGAAAAAATTGAAACAGCATTACCCCAAGTCAGAGGACTAGAAGCCGCTGATACTGAAATGGATGAACTAGCCAACCTAGCAACAAGCAGTTATAAAGATTTAATGGATTTAGGTATGCAAGTAGATAGTAGATTTAGTAGCGAAATCTTTGGTGTTGCTAGTAATCTATTAGGACACGCAATCACAGCAAAAACTGCCAAACTAAATAAAAAATTAAAGATGATTGATTTGCAACTAAAGAAAGCCGCATTGGATCAACGTCAGGCAGCTAAATCAGAAGAAATAGAAAACACCCCGTTAGGTGAAGGCAAGTCTTTGGATCGCAACGAACTGCTTAGAGTTCTCAGCGCAAAAACTGAGACTAAATGATAAATATATTATACGGGAATTAAATTATGAAGAGCCTCAAACAATATATCGTTGAAAGTGTACATACATATGATTACACTATTAAGATCGCTGGTGAAGTGGATAAAAACTGGTTGGAAATGTTCAAACATAATCTAAACAAGTTTGATCCTGTAGAAATCTCAGCGCCAACAAGCACGCCCATTCAGAAGGATCCATATGGATTCCCTGATCTTCACAATGAATCAATTACTATTCTTAAGTGCAAATTCCGTTATCCTGCAACAGAGCCAATGATTCAACAAATGGCACAGTTGTTAGGATACAACTTGAATATGGTACGAGTTATTGGTTCTGCATATGATGACAGTATCAATGGCGAAGCAGAACAATATGCTAATCAAATGAAAAATAGCCCTGTGCTAACTCATGAAGAAGAAACAGAAGCAGGCGCAAAGGCTGCAAGTAAAGCATATGCTGGTTCATACTTAGACAGTATCAAGGATCAAGCAAAAGATTCAAATATTGAATATCAATACGATGGAAAGAAAACTCCAAACGCATTTGACCCATTCAAACCATACTTAGACGATAAACGATTAGGTGACATGAGTCCCATGACTAAAATTAAAATGCCACCTAAACCAAAGACTGGTGCAATGGTTTAATTAATTAAGGACGACACATTATGAATTTCAAAGACATGTTAGAAAAGATCAGCCAGTTATCAGAGGCTACAAAAGAGACTGGTAAAGGTCGTATTCACACTGCTGAACCAGGTGGTTATGGTCGTAAAGATGATGAAGATGAAGAGGGCAAAAAAGTCAAACAAGACACAGCACCTCGTGGTCGTGGTCGTCCTAAGAAAAATGCTGATGCTGAAACAGGCGAAGAAAAGAAATATGATTTCTCAGCGTTTGGTGTTAAGCATGGTAAAGATGTTAAATTACCTGCATATGACAAAAGCAAAACTAAAAAGCACACACTAAAAGACTGGTTTGAGCAGTTAGATAAAGAACTTATCAACGAAACACCTACTCCAGTTCCAGTAATGCAACAAGGTAGTAACAAAGCAACTACTACAGGTATGATCACAGTAAATGATCAAAGCCCTGCAGGTAAGGCTTTAAATGACACTATCAATAACTTAGCACAACAAAAGAAACTTTCAGTTGTTACTCCACAAGGTCAACAACAAACACAACAACCTCAACAAGGTCAACAAACTCAACAAGGTACAACACAACCTATGTCTGAAGAAGAGTTGGATGAAAAAGATATAGGCAAACATAACAATGCTACAACAGGCTTTGATGCATTGGTTCGTAAACTAACACCTAAGTATGGTGTAGAGGCAGCAAAACGCATCGCAGGTTCGCAATTGAAGAAAATCAAAGAGGCAGATATTGCTTCAACTCAAGGTATTGACACAGAAGGCGCAAACTTAGGCGCCGTCCGTAATCCTAACGCTTTTGAAAGCAAAATGAAAACAATGCATAAGACACGTATAGACGAAGGTATGATGGATAAGATCAAATCAATTTTACCTAGAGTAATGAAGTTTTTACCTGTACAAGAGATTGCAACTAAAGTAAAACAAATTACAGGTGGTGATTTTACTCCTAGCAGAGAAAATGCATTGAAAGTAGCACAAGCATTTGGCTTTGATAAAATGGGTAAACAAGCGCCAGCACAAGCCGCAGTCAACGAAGGTTTAGCAGGCAACTGGCAAGGTAAATTGCTTCAACTATTACACGTAGTAGGTCTTGGCGCAGGCGCCGCACAAGCAATTGGTGGTTCTGCACTAACTGGTATGGCAGGTTTTGGTGGCGGTGGTGAACTTTTAATCATGGTTGGAACAATATTGTTAATGTTGACTGAAACATTCTGGGGTAATAATCGTGGTCAAATAGGTGCTATGGGTAAACCTACAAATGAAGGCAAAAAAGCTAAGCCAGATTATATTGACTTAGACAAAGATGGCGACAAAAAAGAATCAATGAAAAAAGCTGCCGCTGATAAAAAGAAAAAAGCAGTTAAAGAAAGTGCTAATCACAAAGTCATGGCAGCAAGACTAGAAGGTAAAGCACATGGATTAAAAGGTCATCCACATTGTGGTAAGAACTATGAAGATATGGACGAGTGCATGGCTTATCATCAAGGCTACAAAGAAGGCCTAGATGAGTGTTATGGCATGAGTAGTGCAGGTATGATGGAAACAGAAGGCATGCAACCAGCGGCAACAACTCCAGGAATGGCAAGTCAAGCAATGGCAGGTGGTATGACTGAAGATCACGATTCAAGCGAAGCCGCTAAGAGTGCAGTTATCAATCGTATCATTAGACAACATCCTAATTTGTTAGCAAAACATGGCCCAGAAAAAGTCATGGCAGCAGTTGAAAATTGCTGTGGTCACTTAAGTGGCTTAGACGAAATTGGTACAAGTGACGTAAGTGCTTGGGTTCGTAACGTAATGAACGAATTAAATGGTGTTGAAGAAGGTAATGCATTTACTGGTGCACTTGCTAAAACACCTAAAGGTGGCAAGTTTACGGTAGGTGGAAAAACATTTACCGATACAAGTAATCATGACAGCAAGATTGATGAATATGCATTTGAAGCATGGGATAAAGAGTTAAACAATTTGTTAAACGAAAGCAAATCTAAAATTAACGAAGGTCTAACAGTTTCAGTAAGCAAAGGCCAAGAAGGTAGTCCTGATTCAGTAAGTATCAATGCTAGTGACAGCGAAGCAGACCAAGTTCTTGCTTTCATTAAACAAGCTGGTTTAGGTATCTTTGGTGACGAAGAAGGTCACGGTGAACAACTACCAGCAACAATTCCTGGCGAAACTTCAGTAGAAATTGAACCAGCAATGCCAAAAATTGACGTTGTTGATGACCATGAAGGTATGATGGCATTGATGAAAAAAATGTCAGGTGGCGATGATCACAGTCATTCACATGATGCAGAAGACTATGCTGACGAAGAAAGCACTGATGAAGAAGCATGTAACGAATGCGGTATGGCTTATGAATCTTGCGGTTGCGATCACGGCGATAAAGAAGTTGTTGATGAAGTTGAATCAGAAGATCAAATGGCATACGAAGTTGCAGAAGATAATCCACCAGACAATGGTTCAGCAAACTCAATGAATGCAACTAAAGGTAA